ACCAAAAGGAGTTACAGTTCGACGTTATAAAAATGAAGCTGCTGCCATAATGGTAGAGGCAGTTCGAGCGGCTTCTCCTTCATCAACTTATACTGATGATAATCGGGACTTGTTGTCACAACAAGATTTTGAAGAAGATGATTATTCAGATCCTGATTTGATCAGTCATTATTCATACCCAGGCTCGGATTTTATGGCCTCGGATGATGGTAGTGAGCCAAAACAAAAACTTAATTTGGCCAGAGTTTTATGGGTGGATGATGGATGGAAAGATGATGGGCGAGAATCAAAGGTTAAAAAGATGATGTTAACAGCAGATATGCCGTGCCCTTTCAAGTTTTATAATCGGAAATGTAATAGTAAGTGTCACTTGAATCATGTAGCTAAACCGGATCAAAAGACAATTGATTTAATAATGGATAAATACGCATTTTTATGTGATAACAATCAAGACAAAGAGAAATGTAAATTTAAAAATGATTGTAAGTTTATGCATCGTCAAGGTGTCAAATTCAAGAAGCATATAGTAACTAGAGAAAGTGTGTATCAAATTTTAAGAGACCCCGATCCACCCGCTCTAACAGAAACAATGCTGGGGGGGAAGTTTATAAATGCTAATTCAGATGTGCATAAGGTAATTTTGCCGATTGAAGGCAAGAAAGCTAGAGATAAATCGAATGCCACATATGTAAGTGGTAGTATGTACTACGTGCATCATGATCACGATAAAAATGAAGAGTACATCGTGTCAATTCCAGGAGACTCAAAGAGGTCTCAATTGTCTTCTGGTAGCTCAGCTAGCACGTCGAGTTATGTGATGAGTACTACCACAGACAAATGTGTTGCGCAAGATGGATATGCTAAGCTTTTTAAGCATACACCTAAAGCTGATTTAGCGAAATATCTCGACGGAAAATCTTATTTAAAGTGGGGTCGTTTTAATAATGGTGATCCGGTTATGTCCGCTTTTAGAGTCCCAGAAAAAAGAATGGCGACTGGTGCAATATTGAACGCGAGAGAAGCGACTTATACTATTCCAACCACAAATGGAAATTGTGGTATGCCAATAATGAATCCAGAAGCCACTAAAGTTTTAGCAATACATGCCTCGGGGCATAAAAGTTATAATAGAGGAATTTATCCCGGGGTTTGGATACCAAGTGAAGTTAAAAGTGGATATGCGATAGCTGAAAGAGATAGGGTAAATGATGAGTCTTTCCAATAAGAGCGCCGGCCCCGCCGGTGAGCGCGGCAACGTATCCAGTTGAGGTTCAAAAATTAATGCGTGCGAAGTTCCTGGATCAACCGTTACCGATTGGTGTACATGGATCTTTGTTTAAGATAGGGTACGCTCACCGGCGAATGAGATATAGTCAAACTGAAAATTATGACTATGATTTTAGCCGATATTGCTCAATTAGAGGGGTAGACATAGATAATTTAAAATATGGTATTGCTCACGGCAATTTTGATGCGGGACTGAAAGGTTTTATGAAATATGACCAACCTCAACCAGTATATGATGAAGTTGATTTCTTATATGCGGAGCGTATGGTTAATCAATCATACGCTTTGTTACCTCGTTCACGAGTGTTGGTGGATTATGAAAAGGTCTTGGATCAAACAACGTCGCCCGGGTTCCCGTGGAATTTAAAATTTAAAACTAAGAAAGAGATGTTGGGTTCGCATCAAGAGACAATTTATGTGAAAGAATTTATGGTCTCCACTGGAAACAATTTAACTATTGCAGTAAATACAGTGAAGGAAGAACCAAAGAAGACAGATAAGCTCGCAGAAAATGATATGCGTGTTATATGTGCCTTACCGATGGAAATGACATGTTTAGGCAATCACTTGTTTGGTGAAATGAATGAATCAATGTATGACGCAGCCAAAAATTGTGATTTGGCGTCAACAGTTGGGTTGAGTAAGTTTTGTGGTGGATGGGAAAAAATTTACCATGATTTAAATCGATTTCCTAATGCAATGGAATATGATTTTAAATGGTTCGATGCCACCGTTGACAGACGATCCACCCAACTTTGCATGAATTTGCGAATTGGTTTGTTTAAACAATTAAGCGAGCATACGTTAAAAATGATAAATGTATACTATGGGCACGTAATAAATACTGTTGTTATTTTAGAAAATGGTGATCTAATAATGAAGACAACGGGAAATCCCAG